GCGCTAGAACGCGCTCAAAAAGCTGAGGAATACGCAATTCCCTCTGCCGCTATAGAATATGGTAGAATTCTTCCACGCACTGCTGCTGGCGCAGTCACCTTAATAACAGGAGAAAAATAATGGCTTTTAATGGCTCTGGGACATATAACCTGCCTGCTGGCAACCCCGTTGTTACCGGCACAACGATTTCATCATCAACAACTAACACAACCAACAGTGACATTGCAACGGCGTTGACAAACTGTATCACGCGTGACGGTCAGTCTACGCCGTCAGCTAACTTGCCAATGAACGCAAAGAAACTCACAGGGCTTGCCGCTGGCACGTCTGCTGGGGACAGTGTGCGCTATGAGCAGGTGGTGCTTTCTGCTTCATTAGGCACAAACGTAGCGGCGTTTCTTGCAACGCCGTCCAGCGCTAACTTAGCGGCTGCGTTAACAGATGAAACGGGGTCTGGTGCTAATGTATTTGCAACTTCACCTACGCTTGTCACTCCCGTGCTTGGTACACCTTCTAGCGGTACGCTGTCGTCTTGTACGGTTGATGGAACAAATGGCGTGGGGTATATCAATATCCCGCAAAACAGTCAATCTGCCGCCTATACGCTTGTAGCTTCGGATGCAGGGAAACATATTTTTCACCCTTCAACTGACGCTAATGCTCGGACGTTTACTATCCCTGCAAATGGTTCAGTGGCGTACCCAATTGGCACAGCAATTTCGTTTGTTAACATGACTTCTCAAGTGGTAAGTATCGCAATCACAACAGACACGATGTATTTAGCTGGCACGGGTACAACAGGCACACGCTCACTCGCGCAATACGGCACAGCGACAGCACTTAAAATGACATCGACAACTTGGATTATTTCTGGCGCGGGGTTAACCTAATGAGCGGGATTCAACAAATGTTAACTGGGGGTACTTATAAAGCGCCCGGGCCAACAACTATTGGGCAAGCATTTGGTGGCGGGTATTATGCTGGACAAATAGCAGTTGGTGGCGGAGGTGTTGCTACGCATTATCTAATAGTTGCGCCTAAAGCATCTGGTGAAAATTCAAGTAGAGCGTGGGGCGTAGTTGGGACAGTGACAGGTATTACATCTGTAATTAATGGTCCGACAAACTCTGCTTCATTAGCTGCGCTTGGCGCGTCATATCAAGCGGCAGTGTTTTGCGAAGGGTTGACAATAGGGGGTTATAGCGATTGGTATCTACCTGCTACAAATGAATTAGAAGTGTTATACTATTTTTTAAAACCGACTACATTCGCAAACAATACTTCTTCAGGCTCAAATGCTAATGCGGTATCACCAGAACCTGTTAGCACAAACTACACAAGCGGTTCCCCCGCTCAAACAAGCGCGGGGATTGGGTTTAGAATAGGTGAAACTAATGCGTTTGCATCGGATAATTATTGGACATCTTCCGAATATAATCTTAACGCTGCCTCATGGCAAGACTTAGGTAATGGAGACCAAACAAGAAATACTAAAAGCGCCGGTCAACCAGTTAGAGCAGTTCGCAGAATCCCCATTTAAAAAGGAAATATTATGTACATACAATTAACAAATATTGACGCAGATACGGGTATTCTTTGCACAGAAGCACCAATGCGTACAGGGCCTGCAATACCCAACGTAAAAAACTTTCAATTTATCTTTCAAAATGAATCTGATTTTCCAATCGCGTCAAATGCTGATGGTTTACTTACTAAACCGCCGTTGCTTTATGGAACGTGTGACGATGATGCAGACACAACGCTAGTGGGCGTTTTAAAAGTGCTTACTGAAACTGAGTTTAATGCGGATAAACAAGCAGAGCATCAAGCTAGAAAGCCTTACCCTTCATGGGTAGGTGACATCGACACAATGTCATGGCAACCGCCTATCCCGTATCCGCAAGACGGTAAATACTACCAATGGGATGAGTCAACAATTAACTGGGCTGAGGTAGCTTAATGGAGCATTTTATCTCTTTATTATTCCTTGCAAGGGACGTTGCGCACCGTGAGCATTTGCGGACGCGTAGCTTTGCCGCGCACATAGCGCTTAATGACTTTTATCATGAGATTATCGAGCAAGCAGACGGCATTACAGAGGCGTATCAGGGCAGCTATCAGCTCCTTAAAGACCTTGAGATTATCGGCAGTAAAAATGTCGATAATATTGAAGACTTCTTAAAGAAACAAGTGACGTGGATTGATGAAAACCGCTATAAAGTCTGCGGTAAAGATGACACGCCAATTCAAAACTTGATTGATGGTATTATGGAAACCTATTTCACCGTTCTTTATAAACTTAGATTCTTGAAGTGAGGTCGAGATGCCCGACGAAGCCTGCCGTTTAGCTAAAGTAGAGCAGCGCATTGATGCGCTTGAGGAAGTGTTTGATGACAGAGGAAGAAAGCTAGACGCTATCATAACCGCGCTTGACGAGATGAAAACCGAGCAAACGCGCTACAAAGGCTTTATCGGCGGTATTGTTTTCACCATTGGAGCGATATTTTCTTTTATTGCTTGGTGGACGAGTAAATAATGGAGTTCTTACAGTTTGCTTCGGACGTAGGATTTCCTATCGCGGCGGCGACTGGCGGAATGTATTTTGTCTACCTGACGCAGAAATTCTTGCTCGATAGTGTGCTTGAGAAGATTAAAAGCCTAATAGGCATCATCAAGCAACTTGATAAGCGCGTTACCGCTATGTCATGTGACATCACCAAAATTGATGATTTGGCGTCAACGGCGCTTAACATACCGCAAGAAAAAGACAGACCAAGACCACCTCCTGTTGAGAGGAAAGATTAATGGACGCCGATGCAATCGCTAAATATATTAACCAATATGGATTCCCAATTATTGCCGCTGGCGGCATGGGTTATATTGTCTATTTTGTATGGCTTTGGGCAACCACCGTCGTAAAGCCTATCCTGCAAGAAGCCACCGACGCGCTAATTGAGCTAATCGACCAAGTGCGGGTGCTGGATAATGACATGATAAGACTGACGCAAAAACTGACCACTATTCTATTGCTACGAGAAAAGAAATGAAGATAGGTGAAAAAGGGTTAGCCCTAATTAAAGAATTTGAAGGTTGTAAACTGCAAAGCTATAAATGCCCAGCAGGTGTTTGGACGATTGGCATAGGCTCAACGCGCTACGCTGATGGAACGCCCGTAAAAGCTAAACAGGCACTGCCGGGAGAAGCAGCGGCTATGCAACTGCTGGCGCATACGGTAGGCGCGTATGAACATACGGTTAACGCTATTGGTGTGCCGCTTACGCAAAACCAGTTTGACGCGCTTGTTAGCCTCTGCTATAACATTGGCAGCGGGAATTTAATTTCGTCAACGCTTGTTAAGATGTTAAAAGCAGGCAATGATAAAGCAGAAGTAGCAAAGCAGTTTTTAAGATGGAACAAGGCCGCCGGTAAAGAATTAGCCGGCTTAACGCGACGCAGAAATGCCGAAGCAGAATTATTTTTAGGACACGATGATGAATAACCCATTTAAAGACTTAGTAGACCACGTCAGCCACGTTGTAGACAGTGTGGCTGAGGTTGCAGAGGAAGTGGTAGAACATCCAGTTGAAGCTGTTATTGATATTATTGATGTAGTCTCTTAAGCAAGTATTTCTTCACGCTCACGGTTAGCGCGGAGTATGCAGTAGCGCTGATGCAAACGTACCAAAATAGAGCGTCTACGTTTACCGTGACGCTCTGACTCAATCATCACCTGTAATTCACCTTCTGTGTAAGTATTCAAATTAAAGAAGATGTCGCGCCATGTTAAGTTGTTCATTTTAATTCCTCTAAGGCAATATCTGAAATTGCGCGTTTGTCATGCAGACTTGCAAATATGCGCTCGTCTACGGTTTTGTCTGTTAGCAGTACATAGCAATATACGGCGTTCTTTTGTCCACTGCGGTGCAATCGTCCAATGGTCTGCTCATATCTATCAAGTGACCAAGGAAGCGACAGGAACACCATTTTACTGCCGCCAAATTGAAGGTTAAGCCCATGCCCTGCTGATTTAGGGTGGACGAGTAGCAATTCTACTCGCCCTGCGTTCCACGATGAGATAACACCTTGCTGGTCAATTGTCCGCGCATTAGGGTATCGGCGTTTAAGTTCTTCAAGCTCTGCTTGAAAGTTGTACACAATAATCGTATTGGCGTGTTGGTTCTCCTCAAGTATTTCGTCTAGTCGGTCAAACTTGTGGCGCGAAAACCATGCGGCGGGTTGCCCTTCAATATACGAAAACCCGCTAGCCATTTGTTGCAGTTTGTTCACCACCACAGCGGCGTTAACCGCTATGATTTCTTTTTCTTCGTAATACACCACAAAGTCTTTCTTCATCTCTTTGTACTGCTTCATATCCATTGCGCATTTAACTGGCACAACGTTAAGCGGAGGCAAAGTATCCATATACTCTTGCGTGTCGATAAGATACGTTGCAGGCTTAATTTCCGCCATCACATCACGCAGTGAAGTGGACTTGGCTACCCATTCACCAAAATCTTTATTGAGCAACACAAAATACTTTTGAAGAAACGCGGTCTTGGATTTTCCAAGAAGTGACGCGTCTACTATCTTGCATTGCCCAAACACGTCCTCAAGTCCGTTGCTGGTAAACGAGCCGGTAAGCCCCCACTTAACTTTAAAGTCTTTGATTAACCCAAATAGCGCTTTAAAGCGTTTGCCTGAGGGATTCTTTAAAACCGTCAACTCGTCAAATACAATACCATCAAATCCTATTAGCGCAGGCGTTGTTTGCAACGTGTCATAGTTAGTCACCACTACCTGCGTTGGTTTGTTGAACGCTATCAACCGCTGCGCGTAAGAGCCAACGGCGATAGATACTGTCAGATTTGGCGCCCACTTGGCCGGCTCTATCGTCCACACGTCCGTGCAGACACGCTTTGGCGCTATCACTAAGAACCGGCGTACTCTGCCCGTGTCGAGCGCCTCCTTCATGGCGGTTAGCGTTATCGCTGTTTTGCCCGCCCCCACTGGGGCGAGAATCATGCCTTTGTCGATGTTGTTCAAAAACGCAACAGCTTCTATCTGATTGGGTCTTAGCATTGATAAATTTCCATCTTAAATACGCCGTTTGCGGGTGGTCTGCCATCATTGGGATGGTGCAGCAGGGGGTATAGCATATCCATACCCCATTCATCGTTTTGAGCTTTGGCTTCATCTATCCCGCCAAGGTAGCACAAAGTCGCTAACCTTTAGGGGGATAAACGGTACAGAATCTAGCCACTTAAGCAAATTCATGTAGTTTTCCATATCTTCGCCACGAAGACCTTTAATGGTTGGGTCTTGGTCAACAGGGCCACTTTTAAACGCATACATTAGAAATTCTCCAATTTGATTAGTCTGTCTAAATACCATCTTGCTTTGCGTAAATCTTCAACGCCGCCTTTTTCTCTAAAGCGCCATTGATACTTAAAAACATTACCGCGCAAATACCCACGAAATTCATCTTGCGTAAGCATTGCTTCCATCGCGTCGATGCACTGCATCTTGTCGCCTTGATAATGTGCTGGCGCGTTTACACTATCGCTCTCATGTACACTGTCACCTCTTAACATAGCGTCATCTCCCAACGTTTAGGCACTAAATAGTGCGTTCTTAGAAACTCCATAAAATGCTCGTTGCGACGTTTACCCATTGGGCGTTTAGGTTTGCTTCTGGTTTCTTCGTCACGTTGTTTTTTAGCCATCAATTTAGCGCAGTTTGCTTCCAGTAAACTTTTACGAAAATACGCGCGAGAGTATCCATTTTCTGTTCGACGAATAAACGGTTCTCCGCGCATGAGCGCTGACACGCTAGGGTATCGCAAATCGTTTTCATCACAGAAGTCAATCATGGTCATTTCATCTTCGCCTGCTTTAATAACCTTGATGTTACTAATGCTTAAGTTGCACGGGTTGCCGTCTAAATACTCTACTGCGTCAGTATGTTCGGGATACCATCCATAAGCTAAAAACACGGCAATTTTCCACGCTAGAAAATAGGAGTGCATACCGCTTTTCTTGACGTTAATGGTGGCATTTTTGTTTTTCCAGCTAAGCGCGGCAGGCGTATTTGCGCCGCCTTTGAAGTAGTGTCCGGTGTTACTGTTGTATCGTATCGCGCTTCTTATAATCTCTAAATCTTTATCTTTCATTTCCACTTACCACGTCAAAAAATCGTAATCTGTCGTCCATCGTCAAGTTGTTTAGTGCTTTGTATAGCTTGCGCGTTTCGCCGTTGTGCTGACGTACCAAGCGCCGGCATCTAGCGCGGAACCGTTGCTCGTTAAGCTCGTTAATTAAGCCAAGCGTAAACACTTCGCTAGTAAATCTGTCTTTTAAGAAAGGGCTAAGCCCTATAAATATTTGTGAAATGTTCATCTTTGATGCCGTATGTCGTTAAAAATGGGTCTTCGTTCTTTGCAGCGGTCACATTCGCGGTAGCCAAAACTATTATATATGCGCCAATGGTCATGTTTACAGTCAACCGTTGTTGGCGCAGGCGGCACTGGTGATACGGGTTTTACTAATGACATAGCCAAATCCCTGTTAGAAATAAAACCCCGATATAAAACATGAGCGCCGCAACGTCATCGATTTGCATTATCCTTCCTCCAGTGCGCGAAGCATTAACTTTAACTGCTCGATTTCTTTGAGAAGTTGAAGTTTAATTTTCTTCAACTCCTTTTTGTTTTTCTGCGCCATTGTCAGGCGCTTATATAATTCTTCTTTACTCATTTTGCTACCATTTCCCCTTTGATGTTACGTTCCATTTCGTACACTGAATAGATGCGCCCATCGTGAATAATAAATTCGCCGATGGTCGTTTTGGTAATTTCGTAATAATGTCTATGCGTGGCGTAAATTGTCAACGTTGATGCAATAGCGCCAATTAAGAACGCGCCGACTGCAATCCAAAGTAGTTCGTCTTTCATTTTTTCTTTCCTTTGATTAGCGCTTTAATTTCATCTAAATCGGTAACGCGCCACAAGAATGAGGGTGCGCCTGCTTCGGAGAATCGTTTACTGCCGATTGGAAATACACCTGACCGGCGAATATGGTAATCCATGCCAGAGCGACTGATTTTATATTGCTCACAGTATTTTTTTATTGTTGTTTCAGTCATTGTCTGCCCCATTTACAGGTTTTTCAATTGATACCAAATCTTTTCGCCCAAGCATCAAATTATCTTCAGTTACCCAAAATAAAGCTACTTTTGCTATTGCGGTGTTTTTTGGGGCTTCAGTCCAATCTATACTCAAAGGCCCACGCTGGTACATTTCGCGTGCCGTCTGCGGTGGTTGTTTTTCGTTCCATTTATGGAGCATTTCCAACATAGAACATGGCCATTCAACATTTACTTCTTCTTCAATAATTAAAAGTATTTCTTTAAGTTGTTCTTTTGTTAATAAACTCATTGTACTGTCCCCGTTGCACTAGCATTGCAAATTGCGCCAATAATGCGCGTCGGGCGTTTAAATAATTGATATGCGCCTACTGCAAAGTTATATTCTTCCTTTGCGTTGTTGCACGCTTGCATTGTGTCGTATGGTATTGCAACGCTTGTGTACGCGATTACCTCATGCGTGGTTGTTTTGCCGCGCTTGTCGATGTTGGTATCGACAGTAAGGAAGCTCAAAGTAAGTAGTAAAGTTGCGCTCATTTTAAAACCCTCCTAAAAGTCTTGCCCAGTCTTGGCGTTCACGTTCTTGGTATGTGTTATACGCAACCATCACTGCATTGGGTTTACCTGAGCCGTCATCGCCGCCTATTACATGAGAAACACCTTTTAAGTCTTTTGGTAAATTTTGACTTAGCCCGTTTTGGTAATGTGGAAGTTGATTTTTCATCTCATCACCTGCTTCATAATTTTGCGTAAACGTGTAATTTCAGTTAGCGCATTGAGGTGCAAACGCGCCATTATTAAGAAGCAAAACAGCATAATAAGGTATGCCAAATTGCTTTCATCAAGGTATTGTAAAAATTCAATCATTATTCTCTCTCCAGTTGTTAATGTCTTCTTTGCTCCATAGACAAGCGTACTTTTGAT